TACCAGTTGAATTTAATTGAGAATCTGTTGCATAAGTTGCGTCTAAAGTTCCAGTATATCCAGTAAACAATCCACTTAAATTATTTATTGAAGTATTTAAATTAGCGCCAGTTGAATTTAAATTAGTTGTTAAATTATTTATTGCTGATTGAAAATATCCACTATTACCAGAAATAAAAATTGTATTAAGTCCAGTAGTATAAACTATATTGCCATTAGCACCAGTTATAATAATATTTTCTGCTGATAAATTATTAATAGTAGTTGGATTACCTTTTTCTCCTCTTGGTCCTTGAGGTCCAGGAATTGAAATATTAGTAGCTAAAGCTTGAGTTGGTGATGTTACATCAACACTAATCGTGCTAGGCAAATTAACATCTACAGTAATATCTGCCATAAAATTATCTCGTTACTTCTGGTAAAATTGTAAACTTTCCTCGCATTAATTTGATACTATTTCCAGTTAATATTCCAGATGGATATCTTTCAATATCATAGATATGATCACTTACTGGAATATCTTGTGAAATATATGAATTAATATTAATTGAAACTATACCGCTCAAACCATTTCCAGATATGGTTGGATTTAAATCCAATAAAACTCCTGTTGATCCATAGCTAGTACGAACTTGTCCACGCACACCATAACCGCTTAGATTAATTGCTGCTCCGTTACTGTCTTTTAAATTTAGTGTTAATTGTAAATAGTCGCCTTGATACCCAGTAATATTATAAGATGTTGCCATGTAAAATATTACACGGAACAATTATTTTATCGAAATAAAATTAGCGACCTTCTGAAAGAATATCTTTTGCAGCTTTAGAAATATCTTTTTTTGTTGGAAGTGCTCTTGCAGAATATTGAGAAGCGTATTTATTAAATTCTTTTTTTAATCTTGTTACAAGAGAATTTCTATCATCAATTGGAACTAATCCAATCTTTACTGCATGAGCTTGAAGATCACTTTTATTTAAATCATTTAAATAATCAGAATATTTTTCAACATCAAGAGTGCCATATTTACTCTTACCATCATCTCCCCATACTTGATTTAAAGTAAGTGGTTTCTCTACTTTTCCGTGAGTTTGATTTAAGTTATCTAGTTGACCTTTAGCTTGTTTATTTGATTTACGTGGCATAATATTCTCCTTGTATTATTATATAGTAATAAATATAAGATGTCTAATAAAAAGAAAAACCCAAGGGGATGAACCCTTGGGCTTTTCAATTTTCTAATATTTAAATATTAGTCGTTGGCTACGATTAGTCCTGCAACTGCACGACCATCTAGACATACGCGGCCTTCTTCGAGGGATCCATAGAATCCAACTTTGTCAGCGCGAGTTACGAATTGATCGTCTGGAAGAGCAGTGAATGTTCCACCAGTTTCGCTATTGCGAGCAACTGGACGAACAAATGCATCTTTAGTTAGATCAAGACCAACTAGAATTTCGTCACCATCTGTGGTATTAGCTTCTTCGAAGTTTGTGCTGCCACCTTCGGTACCACCATAGAAGCTATTGAATAGGGTATTGTATTTTCTTCCAACACCAAATTCAACCATATCATGGATAGCAATTCCATAGATCTCTTGGATACCAGCGTTACGGAAGATTTCTTCACGAACACCAGCTGGAAGATCTGTGGTAGCATTTGTTACTTGATTGTAAGCAAATGCACGGATATCACCTTTGATCTCTGGACTTACGAATAGATCGGTTAGACCATAAGAACTATCAGTTGAACCACCAGCATAAGAGCTATTAATTCTCTTTACGAGGGTGATTAAATTATTCAAGCCACCAAGAGTTAATGCGTTACCAGTGATTCTTGTAATGTGAGCGTTAGTTGGAACACCAGTTGGAGCAGTGATAGAAGAAGAACGAGCTTCTGCTAGTGCTCTTAGAACTACTGCCCAAGCGTTACGTTCTTGTTTTACGAGAACTTCGTTGGTCATGCGCTCTACGGCTTTGCTAACAACATCAAGACGGCCACGGCGAACATATCTTTTTAGCATTGAAACTGCACTATCCAAACGATAGGTTGCAACTTTCAATTCACTGAAACCTTCAACGTTAGAAGTTGGAAGACCACCTGCTACGTTTTGGCTCCATACAGTTGTATATCCTTCACCTTCACCAACCCATAGGTCGAGAGGAATAGAGGGATTATCATCTTCGTCATAAGGAAGATCACTGTAAACTGCACTAGCAGTACCAGCTTGCATTAGAACTTTGCTAACGACTGGGCCAATAAATGCTGCAAATGCTTGGCTGGCTTCTCTGGCTACGTTAGCATCTCTGCTACCCATAGCTTTGATTAGCTCAACTTGTTCTGGGGTATTTTTTAATTTTAATTTCATGTTAAATTTCTCCTTTATTGAAATTAGAGTTCGATCTTGAGAAGAGCGACGTTATTAGCGTCGAGATCACCAAGAAGCTTTCCTACTTTTGTACCACCAGTGTTTGTGGTTGACAAATCACCAGCTACGGTAGCATGTAGGTAAACATTATCGCCAGCTGAACCAGTAGCTAGTCCACTATAAAGAACTATTCCACGAGTTAGAACTGGAACTGCTTGTCCGCTGATAACTACGTTCATCTCAGCAGCTTTGCGAGGATTGTAAACTAATTTCTCACCATTTTCGTCAGTTTCACGAATATCCATGAGTGTGAATCCAATGACTTTATCACCAGAAACAGCAGCAGCTACTTTTGGTACTGCGCCATAACGTTGTGATACTACGTTTGTGTAAGAAGCGCCAGGTCCACCTAGCATTTCTACTGGATTTGTTGAATCGGCTTTGAAGCCAGCGCCTGCGATTTTAACTGCAGTGCCTTTACGAACAAGAGTACTATCTCCGCTATAAGCGAAGAAATTGATAACTTCCCTCTCGTCGTATTGTGTTAATGGTCTTAAATTACGTGCCATATATTTTTCTCCTTATTTTATTTTCTGAATTCAAATCCATCCAAGCTAAAAGCTTTAGCGTACTTTTCTTGTACGGTTGGCTCTGCAGCAGGGGCTGAATTTGGTATTTCTGTGGAAGCTTTTGATCCATTATCAACAGCTTGTTCGACAACCTCCTGGGTTGTAGAAATTTCTGAAGTTGATTCTACAGAAGCTTTTACCATTTTACCAGTTTTATCTTCTTTATTTTCATCAACTCCTTTGTCTTTAACATCTTCTTCTAAATCTTTTTTGATATCTTGTTTAGACATTTTTTCTTGAGCAGCTTTTTTAGCAGCTTTGTTTTTCTCTTTCATGAGAATAGACATTTTGTTTTTGTAAGCAGAAAAGGCTTCTTCGTCTAAATCTTTAATATCTGCAGCTAGAACTTGGCGATCTTCATCGCTCAATTCAAATTCTTCATCAAGAGCAGCCATTCTGAGGGTGAATGCTTCTTGTTTAGCTTTAGATTCTTGTTCGGCTTGAATAGCAGATAGTTTTTCATTAACTTCGGCTAGTTGCTTTTTAAGAACTTCTTGTTCAGCAAATGCAGCTTCGTATTTTTCAGTTGCAGCTTTAACAGCATTATCTTTTTCAGCTTTTTCTGTTACGAATTGATCGCTAACTTTTTTAATTTCCTCTGCAATAAAATCAACAACAGAACTAGCTGTTACTTGACTAAGCAAAGAATCTGTAATTTCTTCAATTTTTGTTATTTTCATATATATCCTCTCTAATTTTACATTTAAATCAGCTTCTTGGGAAATATTATTTTCATTAAGCATTTCAATAGAAGATTTATTCTCTTGAATATCTAGAGCTTTTTCTTCTGTTTGAACAGCTACTCCTTGCACATCAGCTGCAGGATTTAATGTTAATCCCACACCTAATGGGACAACTTTACCCAAGACTTGTCTATAAACGTACTTATTATTTGAAATTTTTCCACTTCCACCAAAGCTTCTTAATGAGCTTTCCATCTTTTCGATTTCTTTTTCATCAGTTATAAACTTGCCATTTTCTATGTTTTTCTCATTTTCATCAAGAACTACTATATTATATTCATTAAATCCAAGCTCCCAACTAGCACTTATACTCATATAATTATTGCTAGTAGGATCATTACTTTCTTCAATTTGGTCTGCTAATTCTTTATTAACAACTTTCCAAATAACACCACCAAGTGTGATATTAAATGGTTGTTTCATGCTTGCTACTTCTTCAGAAGATAAACTCTCGTTACTTCCAAATTTACTAAAGCTAGCAGATAATATACATCCAATTACTTGATTTCTATTATGTTCTACATTAATTGGCTTATTAATAAAATTTTTAGTAATCTTAGCGGCAGTTTCGCCATCTATAACATCACCATTTTTATTAACTCTATTAACAACACAGGCATCAAAAGCAACAGGAAGAAGATCAATATTATCTTCTGTGTTAATATCAGGCAAGAATTTCTTTAATTTTTCAAGTGAAGCTACTGAAAGATACTTATCTTTTTCTTCACTAACAACTGGTCTAATTTTAATATTAGAAAATGTACTTAAAAATTTTGTTTGTTTTTTCATAATTTATATTATATTTATATCGAATCCATAAATTACACCATCTTCCTCATCATCGAGATATAATTCATTAATATCATTAAATTCAAAATCATTTAAATCATAATTTTTTAAATCTTCTTCTGCTTGAGCAAAATCTTCATCGTCTGGTTCAAAATTAGCTTCTATTTCATAGTTGGAAACTGAGGCTCTTGCAATATCACTATCAGCTTTTCTATAAGAATCTTTTACTTTGCCACCACCTACCATTTTTAGAAACATATTTACGCGTGCCATAGCCCAGCCACCACGAGTCATTCCTGGTCTATGAGAAGAAGAGAATGCACCTGCGCCACGACGATATACTTTTTTTAATTGACCAAGAGTTACTTTCTTTTTATTTTTACTATTGTGTTCTTTAACTTTATTTTTAAGAGCTTCAATTACTTTTTTAGAAAATTCAATTGCTTTATCGCTCTTTGTTCCTGCACTGCCAGGTTTATTTTTAGATGATCCTTTGCGTCTTTCAGATGGTTTTGCTGGAGTTTGAGCGGCAGACTTTGGGCCTTTTCTTTTGGCGTTTGATTCAAAGCCATATTGTTCAGAATTATAATTCATTCTATATATAATATACACTTACAGAGAAGAGATTTTTAATTAATTTTAATTATTTCTTATATAATTCTTTAGACACATCATCAGCAGAGCCCATAGTTGGAGTTTCTGGATATTTTGTTGGTAATTCTCTGCTATCAAAATTTGGCTCTGAACAACTTATTAATAAAAATAACGGCAATATTAATATTAGTTTCCTCATAGTAACTATTACACCTTTAGCGAATCTTCTATTAATTTAGCTTCAGCATCTCGTCTGCGATTCATGCCCTTTTCAATACTTCCTCCAGCCCATATTCTTTTCATATTTCTTATTTGATTAGCTATAAAGGTTAACGCTTTTTGATCATAAGAGGATACTAATTTCATACCATCTCTTATTAATTTCATTTCGCGGCGGCGATCACCTTCTAAAGCTGCTCCTCTATTAAATACAAGACTAACTAATCCGCCTTTTGCATCTTCTGGAAGATTATCAAAATTAGGAAAAGTTTTTTGTGTTAAGTTATAGAATTTAGTTACTGTTTTATTGTTAAATACCTTAAGAGCAAGATCCCAAGGAATAGATATATCTTTTAATCCTCTAATAAGATCTTTTGCGGCTATGCCTTTTATACCAACTACTTTATATAATCTGTCAAAGTCTTTTTGAGGTAATTCTTTCCAATCATTTGTGAATTCTGTTTTATTTACATATCCCAAATCGTAACCTACGCCAATTGTAACTCCGCTTTGCTCTCCTGGCCATGCTGGATTTTTTAAAAATTTATTATAATAGTTTTCTCCACCACCAACTTCAAATTCTAAAATAAGATCAAGAGATTTTTTTGAAAGCATATATTTTAACTAAAATAAAGATATGGATTATAAAAAAACATTGGTCCAGTATCAGCGTCATCATTATTATTTAAATAAACAAAACTTTCTGCTAAATACATATGTAAAGATACAAACTGTGCTCTACTATCTGCATTATCATTATCTGATGTTGAAAATGTAGGAATTGCAGCAGATCCAGTTAATAATTTCCAATTATCATAAGTATCATCTTGATAAACTTGAGATAATTTTTTTACTTTAACTTTTGAATTATTTGGTCCAACCCATTGACAAGTTGCATTAGAACTCCAATCGGTTCTAAATACTGTATATGGATTATCATTTCCTAATAAATTTGGCACTTCATTACCACAAATTGCAATATAATTTACGTAACTTCTAAAATTTGATTTTCTAAAATTGATAAAAATACCACCAAAGTTTTTTGGTCTTAATTGATTGTTTTTATCTATTCTAACGTAGCAACCAAAATTTACTGTTGTTACGTCTCTACTTGGTACTGCTATGGGAACATATGCTGCGGTTAAGGCTTCTGCTGAGTATTTTGTCCAACTAGTTAAATCTGTATCAAATCCAATATTGTAAGAGCTAGAGATTGTTCGGATAAGATTATCATTTGTATTAAGATCAGCGAATTTCCTGCCTACTGGCATAATTTTCATTGTTCTATTTTGTAATGGAGCATCATATAGTAATAAATCATAAGAAGAATTAATTTTATGAAATTGTTTACGAAATAAAGTATTATCTGTTCCATTCCAGTATCTAAGAGGAGAATTATGTGCGTATGAACGCATAATGACTGAACCATCAGATCCAACCGCATTATAATTTGAATCCAGCCCATCGTATGGATAATAATTTTCTTGATTAAATTTAGGATTAAGTATTAAATTCGGACCATTATAATCTATAGAATTTGAAAAATTTTTTAAAATAATTTTGCCAAATCCTGTGTTAGTATTAAGTTTTCCCATTTTTAATTTATCCTTATTGTAGTTTGAGGGTTAATAATAATTTTATCTCTAAAATTAAATGCACTGTCTCCAAGAATAAATGGATCACTAAAATCATTAAAAACTATATTTCCAGAAGGTGGTGCGAATCTACCAGCATAACCTTGATAACTAAATGTGTTTGATCCTATTGATGATATTTTTCCTTCAAAAGTCATATAGTATCCTGATATAAAAGTGAATGGAATAAAAGAAGTATCATTAAGACCTGTAACAGATTTTCCAAATATAACATTAGCACAATATGTTCCACTAAATATATCCGCTAATTTAGATAATGATCCAGAAGCGTAAGTTGGAACACAAACACCATAATTTTTGCGCCCAAAATCAATATACACTGGTGGATAAGTAAAATTATCTCCAATTCTTAAAGTTGCATTAATAGTATAAGAAGGAGGATTTGATAATGCACGATAAAAAGGTGGATCTGGATAAACACCACAATTATTAGGATCCATACTTTGTGCTATTATTTTAGTAACTGAATCTGGAAGATATAAGCTTGTTAATCTATCGCAAAGAGCAAATGTTCCTGGACCAATAGAATCTAAACTACTTGGAGATTTGAAAGTAATATTTGTAACATTAGAATTATAAAAACAATGACTTAAAATATCTGTTACGCCAGTTCCAATTATAATATTAAATTTAATTGCAGTAGAACTTGGTCCAGCTATTTCAAATGCTCTTTCTCTTAATAATACAACGCTATCTGGTATAGTTAAAGTATTTTCAAATGGACAACGATAAAAAGCTTGAATACCAATATCCTGAAGACCTTCATTTAAAGTTACTGTTTTTAATCCAGCAAAAATAAAAGCATCTTGTGAAATTTCAGTATAATTTGAAGGTATAGTTATTGATGTTAATGATGTGCAATTTACAAATGTTCCTTGAGGAACTATAGTTATAGTTCCATTGATCGGTAAAGTAGCACTAGCTAAACTAGTACAATTTACAAATATACTATCTTCCATGCTTATTACAGAGTTTGGGATAGCTACGCTAATCAATCCAGTTCCCCAAAATGCACTACTACCAATTGTTGTTAAACTACTTGTAGGAAATTTAACTGAAGTTAAATTACTGCAATTTTTAAAAGCAGAAGCCCCAATTGTTGTTATATTGTTGCCTATTATAAGAGTTACTAAACTTGTGCAACTTAGAAAAGCGCTGGCATTAATTCTTGTTACTGGACGAACCCCATTACTTCCATCATTATGTGTATCTGGTATAGTTATAGTTGCATCACCACAACCACCAGTTACAAAATAAGATTGTGATCCTGCATCATACGAATAAGTAGGCATATAATTTAATTATTTATTTTATCTATGGTCTTGTCTAGTATATTATCTTGAGGTACTTTTTCTTTTAACCAACTATTAAGAACTCCAAAATAAACAAGATGTTCGCTGTTAATTAAAAATAACTCGTTACCGAAACTATCCTTATAAGGTTTAATTCCAGAATCAGTTTTTAGTTCTATTGCTTTTTCTTTTTTAAATTTGATCTTATACATACCAATTAAATTATTATATCGTTCACGCGCTTGAGAAGTAATTAATGCATCATCTCCAACAAAAGAAATTAATCCACCATTATCTTTTTGATATTGTTTTGGAGTAGTTGCATCATAAGAAGATTTATCATCTTCTATTTTATTTGGCGTTACAGTCGCACAACCAATTAAAACAAGATTAAGAACTAATACGCTTGCGAACTTCTTCAAGATTTTTCTCCTGTACTTCTTTTTCTATTTCACTTTGATGGTTAACTTCTTTTTGAGCTTCTTGACGCTCTTTCATTTCTTTTGTATTCTTAGCGCCGAATACGTTATTGATTGCTGAGAATATTCCAGATACTGCAGAGAGTAAAGCTTGAAGTATTCCAGTTGGCATAATTACTCTACGTAACTTGCTGTAGCATCTTTACATCCAGATGCAATAGCGTTAAGTACCTTGATTGCAAGTGCGGTATTGCCATCTAATCTTGCAAATTGTTGAGCATAAAGATCTTTGATTACAGTAACATAATTTGCCCAATGAGTTTTTTCTGCTGGAAGATAATCAGTTAAAGCTTTTTGTAATTGTTCTGGAGTTGGAGCAGTTCCAACTGTTAATCCTTCTACGATTGCTGCAACATGATTAATCATCTTAGCTTTTTCTACGCGATCATTTGGAGAAAGAGCTTGATCAAGAACAACAGTACAAGCTAATACAACTGCTGGCTTAACATATGGTAGTGCATTTGAAACACTTGTTGCTGGATCAACTTGACCAGTTGGAGTTGTGGCGCAAGCACCAAGAAATACGCTCAAAAGAGCAACTGCGGCTAATTGTAATTTATTCATATGTTTTCTCCATTTGTTCTATCTTTTGCTTCGTTTGTTTGAGCTACTGTTCCGCCAGTAACTGCTGCATCTTTTACTGTTAGTGCAAAAACTATACCAGATACAACTGCAACTAATTTTGAAATTCCTAAAATATAAACTTCTGCTTGATCTGGAAGAAATGCTACTAATGAAGGATCAGAATGAATTGCTATTGCAGTACAAACTGCTACAACTGTGGCTATTCCAGATGAGCTAGATCTCCAATTTGGGCCAAATATTTTAGATAGCATAGTTTTCATAAAAGATTACACATTATTATAATAATATATATTTTTAAAATCTAATATTAGTTATAGCAATATATGTTAACATTATTACGAACAGCCGTTGGAAGCGTTCCTACTCCGCCGCTAATATAACCAATTGAGGCAGCTACTTCATCTCCTTCTGATATTGATATGGGTGGAGATATTGCGCCATATACAACTTGTTGAGTATTGGCGCTATTATTGCTTAATGCAGTTGTAAGAGTACCTGTAATTTGTTTAGTAGCATTAATAAAATATCCAGTTGCATTTATTCCAGGCGCGGTTCCAACAGTTCCGACATAATTTGTCCAAGTAAATTTTCTAGCTGCGCATGTTTCTAATACATTGAATTTTCTTGAATTTAAAGCCGCTGTTCCAGCTCCAAACATATTTCCAAAATAATTGTGTCCTAAATTTAAAGTACTATCACTTGCATGAGCTAATGTTAATATAAAACTATTTTGTCCTTGTAAAAGAACACCAGTATTATTGACTGTTAAATTACCACTAACAACATTTAATCCAGACTCACTTATTCTTGCTATCGTTTTTTCTTGAGTTGTTCCACCCGCATGAAATTCTATAATTCTTCCAGGAGTTCTTGTTCCAATATCCAAATTTCCACCATCAATAAATAAGTAACCATCATAACCAGTTCCATTAGTAAATGCAGAATTATTATATCCACTATTATTAATTCCAAGATTAATATAGTTGGTTGAGTCTGTTCCATTATTAGCTGTGATTACCAAATCTGCAGAAGCGTCAGTTCCTGTAGCTCTATTTTGAATATTTAATTGTAAGTATGTATTTCCGCTACCAACTATTGATAATGGGTTATTTGGTACATTAAGTGCTGATGCCCCAGAAAGCGAAAATACTCCAGAATTAGCAAAAGTTTTAACTCCAGAGATAGTTTGATTACCAGTATTAAGAACAACTTCATCTAATAAAGCTACTGGTCTACTAGAAAAAGGACTTAATGTTCGTACTTCTGGCCTTTTATCACGAAAGAAATAATCAGGGGAATTAAAAACTAAACCATCTGCACCAGGACCAAAAGTTATTGATGTGTTATAAATGCCACCAGCTGCAATTAATTTAAGGGTTCGTAAAGTGCTTTGATATCCACTTACGATAAGAGTATTATCTGAATCTGTAAAAATAGCGTTTTGAAAATCACCTATTTGTATATTATCTTTAAATATTTTATTTCCGCTAATAATTTGATTGCCAGTATTGTAAACTATATTACTAATTCCAGTTATAAATCCGCTTGGGTTAGACTTAGCGTAGAAATTTCCAGTTTGTGAAGTAGTAATATAGGAGGAAAGATCTACGCCAGTTATAAATCCGCTTGGGTTAGACTTAGCGTAGAAATTTCCAGTTTGTGAAGTAGTAATATAGGAGGAAAGATCTACGCCAGTTATAAATCCGCTTGGGTTAGACTTAGCGTAGAAATTTCCAGTTTGTGAAGTAGTAATATAGGAGGAAAGATTTACGCCAGTAATTAATGGATTTCCACTAAAGATTGGAGCGCTATTAAAAGTTTTAATTCCACTAATAGTTTGGTCACCAGTTGTTAGTACTGAATACGCATCTCCTACTTTTATATTTTTATCACAGCTCCAGTCGCCAGATAAAATTCTATTTGTCCAATCTAAAGTAGCGTATTGATAACCAGTGGGGATTCTTGTTGTGCCTCCTCCTGCAGAAGTTAAATAGCCCTTTTTAGTTCCTAAAGGGCCACCTGCAAATACTATACCGTAGCCATGTGCAACAGGCGATAATCCACCTCTAGTAATTGATACTGTTGGACTAAAACCAGTTGGAATACCTATTCTTGTTGCATTATCTGTAGATGTAGTTAGCCCGAGTAAAATAGTTTGCTCTAGTTGTCCTGCAAAACTTACATTATCTTTAAAAGTTTTACTTCCACTTATATCTTGAAATCCAGTATTGTAAACAAGATTAGGTGCCCTGACTGGATTTGTTAGAACTACATTTCCATTTATTATAGATATATTAACTCCAGAAAGACTTAGATCATTTATGTTATTTAAATTAACTCCTTCTGCAAATGTTTTAATTCCACTAATAGTTTGATTTCCAGTTAACAGAACTGTTTCATTTAAAGTAACTCCAGAAATATATTTAAACAGTAGACTACTTTGAGAACCTATTGTATCAATAAAAAATCCACTTAAATCAGCTTGATCGATTTGCTTTGTTCTTATAAAATTAGGCATATTATTTTACCTTACTATGATAAAGAATACTTGCAAGATAACTATCTACTTGGTGATCATAAGCAATAGAATTTACGCTAGCAACAACTTCTTGATTTTGATCAACTGGTTGTTTAATATAATCTTCTATTTTAGAAACCCAATTTTCTGGAGTTTCATTTGCTACAATAATTTTACTAATTTGTTCTGCTACTTCTTTTTGGTTATAGCTTAATTTTTTAATATTATGTTTTTTACGAAGAGCAGATGATACTTCTTCTTCTAGTTTTTGAGCAAGAACAAGGTTTTCTTTTACTTTAGAAAGACTAAACTTATCTTCGTTAGCTTTGGATTGTTTGCCTTGACCAATTGGAGAAACATTTTTAGTACTTTGTGGTGTTCCAGTTGAACCTCCTGGTCTGCCAGCTTGTTGTTGACTTCCTCCAATAAGTGGTTGATAAAATCCTTGATCTTTAAGATCTTTAAATCTTTGTTGAGCTTCAATAGATTCTTCCGCATTTGGAAGTCTGCCAGTTTCAATAGCTTTAATTCCTTCTTCTGGAGTTAATACGCCAAGTTCTATTAAACGATTATAAATTCTAGAATATTGTACATCATCTTTAAGGTCAATATCTTCAAAATTTGGAACTGGATAATTTTTAAATCCAAGATCTTTACTAATTCTACGAATCTCAGGAACAAGAAATTCATTAATAAATGTTTGACGAGCTTGTTTTAATCTTTCAATAAATACTTGCACTTTAATACTTTGATTAGCAAACTTTTCGCTACCAATAAGAATATTATTTAAACCAATTTGAATATCTCTATCTACAACTTCATATTTTTGTGGTCCAATCAAAGAACCAATATCTGGAATAACGAATTGCGCTTTAGTTGTATAGTCTGCAATTAAAACACGGCCAACACTTTGATTTTCAAAAAGAGTTTGCATCGCTTCAAGATTTTTTTGATTGATACCACCATTATCGGGAGTATCTCCCATTGTGATAAGGAGTACGGATTGTTGCATTGTGCGAGTAACTGCCATATCCATCTTTTTCATTTCAGCTTTCCAGTTGATATCTTCTAATACTGGAAAACCCATTGGTACTGAAAATGGCTCGTAATCTTGTTTCTTATAAAATGCTGCTGAAATTCTATCTGCTTCAAGAGGAATTGTTAAAATGCCAATTGTTTTTCCTTTGATTAATTTTTGAGTCTCTGGTGGTAAACTATTTAATACTTCTTTATCTTCATCACTCTTTGGATTCTTTAATCTTTCTAATTCATAATCAGTTAATATTTTATAATACTTTCTTTGTGCGAAATTAATAGTTCCAGCAATTTGAATATCTGATGGATTTAAAATAATATATTTAGATGGTAAATTAACCGCTGCGGTTGAGCTAGTTAAGCCAAATGTTTGAGTAATTTTATTAACATCTTCATCTTTTACTTTAGTATCAAATCTATAAATGAAAACATTACCAGAACGATAGTATTCTCTAAAGAATTTATCTTGAATATCTGTGATATTTATTTTTCTGAAAAGGGCTTCAAAGAAATTTCTTGATTTAGAACTACCACCAGTAAAGTAAACATTACTAGTTGAAAACTCTGTCATTAAATCAATAGTATTTCTGAAAATAGCAAAATTATAATATGCTTTTTGGCAAAGAATTACTGCATCACGAATATTAAGATTAGATTCATTTTTAATACCAGTAGAATATCTAAATGGAATAAGTCCATCATCAATATTCTTGTATCTATCTGTTCTAATTATTGTACTTGAAGCATTTCTTCTTACTGATGTATCGCTTGAAGCTCTAGCTTTACTTTCGTAAGTAGATGCTGATGCCATTAGCGGTACGATTTCTTGGCTTTTAGTATTTTTTGATTTATTTTTAATTTTTTTAGCCATTTTACGTGGATTATTACACCTTTATTTGATCATAATAGGCGAAAAAGTTGAACTTTCTATTGTTTCTGGTTCTTTCATCATATCATTATAGCATTTTAAAGCCCAATTTGCTAACATAAGTGCTGAATAATTATCTTTTCTAGCTTTATTAGCAGAAGAACTTCTTTTAAGGTGTTGTGGTAAATCAAAACTTTGAGTACCACGGCTAGTACTAGAATGCTCGACTAAAGCGCATTGTTTTTTAGTCTGATATATATAATCATCTTGATTTTCAATAAAATCTAATGTAGTCCAATCTTTTTTATCTTCGCCTCTAATTAAATCTAGATTTGCTGCTCCTTGATTTAATACTTTATTAAAGAAAGATTCATATGCACCAGTTTTACTAGCAAACCATATTTTCTTATAATCAATACAAGCTTGCAAATGTTCATTAGCTTTACGAATAAATGTACTTGTGAATACTTGATTAAAAGCTATTTTTTTATCTTCTATATTATATTTTTTTCTAGCATTTTTTACCATAAGATCATAATCAACGCCTTCTAGATCACTATCAAAATCAAATGTTTTAATTTCAAGTTTATCTTTTTTAAATAATTCTGATTGATTACAAGCTGATAAGAAAACATCTGCTCCTGCATTATCTATAATCATTAAAATAATATTAAAATTACTTAATATATAATATAAATATGCAACGTGATTTTTTAAATTACCTAAACCAGCATAAGTATGAACTAATGTGCCTTGTCCTGTTTCATCATCTACCTCTAAAATAGCCATAGCAAAATAATCTGCATTTGGACTATCACTCATATTAGGATCGATGCCAAGAATATATTTTTTCTTTGGATCTCCTCTTAGTAAAGTATGAGGAGCTTCTCCTAATGGTAAAGTACAATCTTCCATTTTCTTTGCATTAAAATAACTATCACTACCATCTGTAAATCGGGCACAATACTCTCTCATAAAACTACTATGACTAAATCCACCCGCTTGAGCTTCTTCAATAATTGTTTTATCAATCATTTCTTCTGGCAGAGCTTCGTAACTCATTTGACTAACAAAATATGTAGCTTCTTGTTTTTCTTTTGATTCAATTTTTTCAGACCATTCTTTATAAGTCTTGTAAAGATTTTCAAAAGTATAACTAGCAGATGAAAGCGCAACCATTTTACTAGTATTTTCAAAAACCATTCTCTCATCTTCTTTCATTAGACCTTCGCTAATTAATTTATCTTCAAATTCTCTAATTTCCATACGCTCTTTCATGTTTTGAGGAGCAACCAAGAATGGCATTAATACATTTTTAATAATTTCTTCTGGAAGCAAAAGAAACTCATCAAGGACTAGAATGTTTGCTCTAAATCCTCGAATCTTTTCACCATTAAGAGGAATAGCAACAATACTGCCACCATTAATTTGCCATTCAAATTGATCGTTTCTTTTAGCTTTTGCTCCAAAACATTGAGCGAGCAGTTCTGCACCTTTACTATCTACAATTTTTTCTAAGTTATTAAAAATAAAACGCGCAGTTCTAAATGTTGGACCAGCAATTAAGATTTTAGTATTAGGTTCAAATACACATTGAAGAAAACAAAATACTGCTGCCATAAATGACTTACCACAACCACGACCAAACACGCACATGTTAAAATTTCTATTCATTAAAGCTTTAAGATGCAACTCTTGATATGGAGCTAGCTTAACTCCACTAATAAGTTCTGTTGTAAATCCAATATTAGCTCTAAGAAATTTTGCTAAAGTGATTTTAGCTTCTTTATCATTAAGAAATCCTTTAAGCTGAGATAATTCAGCATTAACATCTTTGACTTCTCTTATATATTTATCTGGACAATATATCATAAAAGTTTCATATCATAAGCTAATTGTAAATCTACTTTTTTATAAAAACATTTACTAGCAAAAATAGATTCTATAGCTCTTTTCATCTCTTCTCTTCCATCAACAAAAAGAAATTGTAAGTTATCGAACTCTTGAAGTAGTTGTCTGACATTATGGAATATAAATTCTGGAGTTGCTTTAATTTTTTTACTAATATGAGGAAGATATTGAAAGCTTAATGCATTTGTAAGTTTTTCTTCTACTATAACAACAAGATAAGCATTATCCTTCTTTGCTTTAGTTATTTCGTTTTTAAATCTTTGAAGGTTACCAACGCTTAGAGTACTAATAAAATCACTAAGACTTTTTCTTTCTATAAAGCAACTACAATTGTCATTAGAGCAAGTATAGTCTCCATATGGTAAGGTCTTTATTTCAAAAGGTATATTAAATTTAAGCCAATTCTGCTCTCTTGTATCAACGTAAATGGTATCTTTTGAATTTAATTTATTTTTAAATTGATGAATGATATTGCTTGGATGTATAAACTTATTTTCTAAACCTATACTAGAGCAAATATCATAATAATCATTAAATAATTTATTATAAGAAATAATGGACGGAGCCATGATGGTTCTCAATTCTACTTGACAAGGACTATATGTTAATTTCTTGTCTTCTTTTCTTTTGGCTAGTAATTGTTTGGTATACTCTTGAGCTTTATCTAATGGCTGTTCTTTGAGCCATTTCTTCATATTATTTTTATCATTAAAATCGCTATTAAAATATTGCTCTTTAGTTTTAAAGTTAATAGTATCTCCAGTAAGAAGATCTTTCTTAGGATAATAAGTATGATAGTATTTTTCTTTGTTTAAACCATAACCACGAAGTGCAAGATGCAAGCTTTTTTCATCTTTAAATTCTTTACCATCTACTTTGCAAATAACTGACATAAGATTAACCATTTAATATTTCGTCTTTTGAAATTCCTAAGATTCTACATTTAACTTCGTCCATAGACGATAATCTATCAATTTCTTTTTCTACAGTTTTCTTTCTCATCTCTGCCATTTTAATTAATTTAGCGCGACTTTCTTCTTCTTTCCACATTTGTACAAGATTAATAATAGATGCTGTTTCTTTTACTTGCTTACTTAATCTTTCACTTCGTTTTACTTTAAGATCATTGTTTAATTTTTGTTGACGATTAACGCAATCGTTGTATTCTTTTCTTGCGGTATTGCTTGCCTCAACTATTGCCATTGGAATTTTGCCATCTTCTTGAATTGCAATATCAATTTGATTTTGAAGTACTCCAATAGTCTGTTGAATATTAGAAGATATCAATACTTCAGTACAAAGAACAATATATTGGTCAACTTCTTCTTGTGTTAAGTCTGCTTTGTTGTATGTGTATCTAATAAAACTACTCTCAAATAATTCTCTATCACTTTCATTATCATAAAGATTAATTTGATGAATAAATCTATGAGTATTCATATAACCAATTACTGCTGTAATTTCTCTTTTTTGACCATGCGTAATTTTAGTTTTATCAATACCATCCATAACATATTTATTAATTTTTGCTATCATTCTTTCTTCACTACGAGGTGGCTTGTAATCTCCAGAAGCTGCGTCTTCATTTTCTGTGTTATTATATTTAATGTTAGTTGGAATAACTTTCATGTACTCCAAAACACTTCTAGTCTCTTGGCATAAATTAGTTAATGCTTCATTTTTAAATAAAATTTTAGCCATTTCTAAACCAGTCATAGTTAAACAATTATTACTAATGTATTCTTTTTGTTCGTTTGTTAATTCTATAAGACCTTTAGCTTCATATTCATGACTTTTTCTTGGTTTAATATGTCTAGAAGCAAGAAATTGTTTTACAGCTTTGCCTTCTTTACTACGACCATCAAGATCATCTCTATCAAAAGCAAGTTTAACTAATTCTGCTAAAGATGGAGGATTATCTGGACGATTATTCCATTCTGTGAGTAATTTTAATTGCTGCTCATCTGTAAGAACAAAAATATCTTCACTCATATAATATCAATGTCTCCATTATACAAGTGCTTCTTGACTTTAATAATAATTGATTTTTTTAGATTTTTAATTTGCTTGTATCCTGCCATGCGATTCTTTTCAGTTGTTCTATATCCCATTAATTTAGCAACTTGTTCATCATCTTTGCCATCTATATATAAGTATTGATAAATTTTCCATTCAATTGGTTTTAATATTTTAAACATTTTATTATGTACATTTTGTGCTGTGGCCTCAAGATTGAAATTTTCATTTTTCATATCATTTATTTCTTGAGTATGACTTTCTAAGCTTACTGTTAGTTTGGTATCATGTGCACTTTTCTTATTCTTTTCCCAATTTGCATACAATGGACAATTTGAACATTGTTTGCTGTAAATTCCACAACCATCATCACTTTCTGCAGCAGAACATTTTAAACAAGGTCTTGTATAATTGCTATAATTATTACGAATAAGATTTTTAATTTGATTACTTATAATTCGATTTACCCAAGGAGCAAGAGGTTTAGAGGAATCATAAAGATGCCACTTTTTATAAATATGAAATCTTAAAATTTGAGAAACATCACTAAAATCCATCCAAGCAATTGCTGTTAAGTTCCACTTATTTTTTCTTTTAAGGATTTCTGTATTTATGTTATCTATACAATTTTCAAACTTGGGTTTTTTAGCCATTATTTCGTCCTCTACGACGTTTGGCTGAATTTGTTGATGTTCTTGCAGCTGGACGAATAGCTCCACCTTCTCTTGCGAAATCTTCTAATACTTTTTTGCTATCTACTTTTTCTGAAGACCTATATTTTCTTAAATCATTCTTCTCTGAAGAACCCATTATATTACCAATTTTTTCCCCTTTACGTTGATTAATATCAAGATCAAAATCTAGATTATTAATATCTGGCACTTCATTTACTTCTGTAATTTCAGAATCATCATCCTCATAATCTTCTGGTTCAATATTTGGTCTTTTAGCTTTAGTTATAGTTGGTTTTTGCATTTGTACTGGTAAAGCTACTTTTTCTTCTTTTTTAGCTCCAAAGAAAGAATTTCCACAATTTGTGCAAAATTTAGGTTTATTTAGGGAATATTCAGTTGGAGAGCCACACTCAGAGCAATAAATTTTTAACATACATTATTATATGCTAAAACAAGAAGTTATTCTAAATATTAATTATTTTGAATGTAGTAAAAAAGTGATACTGAGTCTGCAGCACTTGAATAAATATTTTTACTTCCATCTAGTGCAATAGTAGCTGGAAAGTTAAAATTGCCAGCTCCCACATTAAGTATTACATTTCCTGCTACACCGCTTTCTCTTAATGTCGTATTAATATGAGCATTTGCGCCTAGTAAATAAGTTGTTGTGCTTGAGCCTTGGCCAGAAAGTATAACCCCAGCACCAGTTGCAGAAACTACTGAAGCTATTCCTTCAAATCCATCATCTCTAAAATATCTCGGCATAATCTTATTTACACCTTAAACATCATCAATGTAATAAAAAAGTGAACAAGGATTAGCACCTATACAGTAAATTGCAGTATTTTCTTTTACTTTTATGGTTGCAGAGAAATCTGCTGAACCATCTCCTAATGTAACTATTAAAGCTCCATTTGAGTTAGTTTCTACAAATCTTTGATCTGCATGAGTCGATCCACCTAAAAGATATATACTTTTTCCTATTCCTGGAGCGGCTATAATTACTCCTGCTGTTTGAATACTCGCAACTAAAGCTGTAGTTTCAAATCCATCATCTCTAAAATATCTTGGCATAGTACGTTATATTACACCTTAAACTAATCTAGTTCTTCAAATTTCTCAATAATATAAGCTAAGATATCATTTCTCATAATATCTTCTCGTCCAAACTTAAATGTGCATATACCTTTATCTTTGCTTTTCTTATCGTCAAAAAGATTATATATCTTTTCAAATCCGCTATTTTTAATATCTGATTGACGAATATCTCCAATTAAAATTAGTTTACTAAACTTACCCATTCTGGTAGTAATAAGCAATAGATCATGTATACTTAAATTTTGAGCTTCGTCGCAGATAATATAGCTAGCATTAATACTAAGTCCTCGCAAGAATCCTACTGGTAATCCTTTAACTCTTTCTTGTTTAAGTAGCATCTCAACTTGTCCTTTTGGTAATAGTTCATGAAGTTTATCCATTAGTGGTTGAAGGTAAGGATCGAGTTTACTATGAAGATCGCCTTTAAGAAATCCTAAATTATGAGAAGAACTTTCTACTGGATTACGAATGTAGAATATCTCGCCAATCTTTTTTTGATTTATAGCATGTAAAGCTGCATATACGCTAAGAAGACTCTTTGCTGTTCCTGCTGGACCTTTACAGAATACCATTTTAGTGCTTTTATCTTGAAGTAGTTGAATAAATTTCTTTTGGTTATCTGTCCATTGTAATTCGCGAATATTCAAGAACCCTTCAATCTTATCTCTTTGAGGAACAGGAGCTGACTTGTCTTCTTTTTGTTTGTGTTTTTTAGACATGCTACTTACATATAAGTTTACACTAGATTTTATATTTAGTGTAAATAAATTAGCTGTGGCATATCTCAACGCAAACATACCCCCAATTGAATGTTACGTCCGTGGTAACTACTTAAGGAATCAAGAGGATAGCTTTGATAAAAAATATAAATGTTTAATTTTTGGTGTTACAAGTCTTCCTAGTCAAGTTCCACTTTTTAATTTTCTTATGGAAGATGGAGGAATTTGGTGGCATGCTCCTATAAGCGCTTTCTGCTCTCAAGAGGATGCTCCAGATATGGAATTAACTGAATTAGAACTTTGGGATAGTTTTAGTTACCACATATCAGTAACAACTTTTTATTTATTAGAAAATAAAGTAGTAAAATATAAAGGCCGCACTGGTAAAGAATATACTGGTCGTTATTTGTTTACTCTTGATTGGGCGCATAGTGATTATAATGAATTAAATTTTGGATTTAGTCAAAGACCAGATCAACACAAAGCTGGTCACGTTATAAAACTAGATAATGGAAATTTTGCAATACAACCTAATAATAGAATCAAAGTATTCGATCCAAGCTTCGCAACAAAAACAAATGAATTATTGTTGCAAAGAAAAATAAATTCTCATATTTACACTTCTGAAAATAGCCCCAAATGGATTACTGAAGATAGTGATAATTATGATTATAAAATAGAGGAAATAAAAAGTGAAGAAAACAATAAACATAACTGAAAAGAATATATTTGAGGGTGAAAAAGCTAATCCTCAAAATTGTGCTATAGCTAGAGCTATAAAAAGAAATATGAAAGGTAAATTAATGAGTGTTTCAGTATTACCTTCTCATATAGTTGTAAAAACTAAAACTAAAGAATATACTGCAGCCATGCCAAAAGAAGGTGCAAATTTTATTAAAAGATTTGACCGAGGTTTAGCTGTAAATTCTTTTAAACTAAATTTAAAATTTAAAAAAGATTTCGCGCTATTTTAAATTCGGATCTGCTAGATCTGGATTGTGGGTTTGCTTTGTTCCCCTTTTAAAGGGTATAGATAAATTTCTTACTATTTCAATTGGCTTTTCTATTATTTTTTCTTTGATTATTTCTTTAACTACTTCGACTTCTTTTTCATCGAATTTTCTATTAGCTGCGATGTTGTAAGCTAATAGTAATGATACTGCTAATGGATCAAATACTGCTACTATAATTAATATAAAATACTTAACAATAGTTTCTATTTTTACATTAAATGCTTCTGCTATGAATTTATATGTGCCAATATCAGATGATACGATTTGTTTGTTTAAAGTTATTAGTTGATTGTCAATATTATTAATTTCTTTATTTAAGTCCTCGTTGTTGAGATTAATTTTTTGTATATTAGATTCTAATGTAGAAATGCTAGATTGCATTGTATCTAAAGTTTTAGACTTTAATTCTACTGATTTTTTATCTATTACTTTTTCTTGAGTATCACTACTAAATAAACCTCCAGATTTGGTTACTGTTGTAGTTGTGGACTGATCTAATGCTTTAGTTAGATTATTCTCTTGATTTTTGCGAGTATCTACAAGAGTCTTGGCTCTATCATTATTTGAAACTATTTGATCTTTTAATGAAGTTTTTTTAACTTGTAATAAAGATACTTGAGATTCAATTGCATCTATATTACTTTTAGTTGAGTAGAAAGCTTGACTAAGAAATCCAAATATACCTAAACTTGTAATAGCCATAAGAACTACTACTGCGGTTATTAAATATGTTTTGATAATATTATTGATTTTTTTCCAGTATCTATATAAAAAGCTAGTTGCCATTATTTTACCAAATTCTAGACTACTAGCCATAATAATTGCTGGCCAAAAGCTACCAGAGAATAAAAGCCCAATTCCTTTTACAGAAAAGAAAGCTCCACAAGAGGCTAAGAATAAGGCTGATAAGCCCAATAATACTTTAAACATTAAAACTAATTACACTAGTTAGCTAAATATTCTGCTGCTTCTACATTCCCTTGTCCAAAAAGCCACTCTGCCATTTTAAAAGGATCTTTCTTCATATTAAAATCAACTCCTTCCATTTCTACTATACTTCCACCATTATTAATATCATATAAATAAAATTTTCCTCTCCATTCATATACGCATACCGCATGACCTTCTTTTACTCTTCTACCATTCTGATTTTCATAATAAATTGCTCCTAAAACCTCGCTCCATATATTATGTTGGCCTAGTTTTTTATTAATAGCTTCGTAAGCTACTATGCTATTTAAAAGACAAGAGTTAGGATAATTTAAAGGAATTCTTTTATTGATCTGAGCATTAGAAAAAGAACATGTAAATATAAAAAACGAAAATATTATAAATTTTTTCATATTAAGTTTTAACTAAAGCTCTAATATAACCTTTTGAATTCCACATGCGTCTAAGATCTTGATATGAAATAATTCTAATGCCTGGACTTTCAATATTTGGATCAGTTATTATAAATAATTTATTTTTTTCATAATATCCATTTACTACTACTGTGTGTCCATTAGTGTCAATTAGAACTGGTCTTTTATTTTTAAGCTCGTTTATAATAAAGTTTAATCCTGAGTTTCCATTATCCATTCCATATAATTTTAATTGCCAATTAATTTTAAAATATTTAAGACCTCTTATTAACTCTATAAATAACGTTGTATTAAACATTCTTTGGTCATTATCTTTATAAGTAACTCCATCTGCTTTTCTTTTAATATCTTTTTGATCTATATCTTTTCCGTAATAAGCTAAAACCATTTGTGCAGATGCAGCTACGCATAGACTTGGAAGTTGACGCACATGTTGCATCTCACAGTAGTATCCTTCTGATTTGATTGTTTCTGTTTCTATATTATTTTGAGAAAAACTTTGATTTAAACAAAGTAATAATACTAGATATAGATATCTAATCATTTGTTGCAGTTATATTTTTTGATTTGAAATTGAGGAGAGCCAATAGCTTTAATAAATTGCCTATTCTTTAGGATACTATATTCGTTTTGCTTATGGTATTGAGCATTTTGAGCTGCATTACGCATCAAAAGAACATCTCTGTATTCTACTTTGGGTTTGCTGTATGTATTATACTCCATACGATGATAATTAATCTCAGATTTAAGAGTCCTCATTCTATGTTGTTCTGCATTACCAAAATCATCATTCCAGATCATGCATTCTACATTTCCACCAAAAGATGTATTTAGAACACATCCTAACAAACTAGCGATTATAATTAATTTTCTCATAATGTAATATTACTATGTATTTAACTTGCCGTCAAGTCATTTATATATTAAACATGTATATTGTTCTTATTTCTTTTTCTTTAAGATCTATGATACTACAGGTTTGAGGCTCAATAAATATAGGTTTTATTTTATCGTCTTGTGATATTAAGCCTACATTTATAGAATGATGACCTGGAGTATTGTTTTCTGCTCTAGATTCAGAGATATATTTAATTGTACCAATTGCAATACTATCTGCTTTTGATTTTGTATTAGAAACATGATAAATATCACTAAATACTTTAAATGTTTCACTATAATTGATACAATTCCATTTATTTGAGTATTGAGTTAATTTCATATTTGATAGCCACTTCCAGTAACCAGGAAATATTTTATTCTCAAGAGAAGGAATATCTATTGTTTCATAGGTTTTTTTATTGACACAAGAATAGCCATCTATTAAAGCACATCTATAGACTTTTTGCCTATGAATTTCTGATTTTTCTATAACCATAATAAATATGCTTATCTAGATTGCCAATTTGAGCCAACTCCGAGGTAATTTGGCCTTGATCTAATAAACTCTGAAACCTTGGGCGTGGGTGATTTTGATGAATTTTTATCAATAAGAAGAATAGTAGTTTCTATACTTGGTTGAATTTTAATTGTTTTTATATGAGTTGTTTTGTATAGGTAAGATACTGATCCTACTAATAGTAGTAATAGTAATGGTGTTTTATAGTTTAATTTCATATATATTATATTACACAGCGCCCATATAGGAAAAGGGTTATAGAGAAAAATAGCCCCTTGGATTTTTTTACCTTAAAGAATATATGTTTGTTTTAAATTTTAATGAGTTTTTAAAAAGGGGTAGGGTATGTATAGATAGAATATAGTATATATAACAATAGTTTAATTAGTTTGGGGAGATTGATTTTTATACCCCCACGGTCATTTTGAGAAAAGGGGTGGTCTAAATTTTTCAAAAATGGGGTGGGTCATTATGGCACATACCCCCCTCCCCCTTTAGGGCTATATTCTAAATATCCTTTCGTTCAGGTTTTGCTATAAGATCGAGCATTTATAAACCATTATATACTATATACTTATAAAGATATCCTCCCTGCGGTTGTAAGTCGTTACCTATCAATGAAATTTAAATGAAGAAATATCTTGCAGAAAATCTATTCTGTGATAAATTAACTCTATGAAGAAAAAACTAAGTAAATACGAACAACTCATCGCAAACCTCAACAAGACTAGCCAAGAGCTTAAGGATGCCTCTACAAGGGCTATCGCTACCCTTGAAGCTCACGCAGAGAAGGTGGAAGCTATCCACCAAGAAGCGATGCAAAAATAATTGTTGACGAAACCAATCTAGAAAGGCAATATAGAACCTATGAAACAAAACCTCAAAATCAGTTACCAAACATTCGGCGAAAACAATGCTTACCTTCTCGAAGGAAGCATCAAACAAATCAATCACTTCTTCAATTCTATCTATAATTGGGAAGGAACTAACGGCAAGTTGCACGATATGGGCAACGGCAAAGCGTTCTACTTCTACGCTCACCCCGATGATGTGATGAAAGCTCTCACTAAGGTTGCGTTGCATAGCTTGGTCAATAAGATCAACGCTAAGGGACGCAAGGGTGGACTGCTTGACCTTGCCAAGGCTAAGGCACAGAGCGTCATCGATGAGATGGTGCAGACCTGTTTCCTATGGGGTGCGAGTAGCTCCGAGGGATACAGCCTTGGAACTATCAGTGCAGAGAAACCCTCTGACTACTGCGGTGCAGTCAGCAACGGAAGGGACTAATAGTATGACAGCAGAACTATTCATTGTAGCACTCACACTACTAGGTGAAGCTAGGGGCGAGACATTCGAAGGAATGGCTGGCGTTGCTAGCGTTATCCAAACACGAATGATACAGCGTCATCAATCTGCTAGCCAAGTATGTTTAGCACCAAAGCAGTTTAGCTTCTGGAATGGTGGAGTGAGTGAATCCACTAAAAAGAAACTGCTTGCCACACCACAAGGCAAGAACGCTCTTTACCTTGCAGACCTTGTCATCCATAAACAGATGCCAGACATTGTAAAGGGTGCAAACCATTACCACGCCATCAGCGTCGCTCCTAGGTGGGCTAGAGACGCAAGGCTAGTGGCTACAATACGCAACCACAAATTCTATAAGTTGTAAGTAGCTGAATATCAACGACTTAGGGAAGGCGGGTCCCTTGCGTTGTAACTCGTTGATGGACAATGAAATTTAAATGAAGATTTTTCTTGCGAAAATTGAAAAATGTGATAAATTATATGTATGAAAAGAAAAAACAAATTAGAAATCCTCCTCGGAAATTTAGACAAAGCCTCGAATGACTTAAAAAAAACCATCGAGGAATCACAAAAAAGACTCGATGAAAGTTTCGCAAAATACGAACACAAAGTCGAAGTAGCTCACGAGGAAACACAAAAATGAACAAAGAAGGAATCTTCGCAACAGCAATCCTCATTTGGGCAATTTTTATGGCAGGAGTCTTTTACTCAATCCTAAGTGCTTAATAATCAACGAAAAATAAATGAAGAAAATAATTTGACTTTTGCAGGAATTGTGGTAAACTATATACATAAGATAAAAGATAACAAATAACAAAGAAAGAAAAAAATAAAATGACACATAGAATGATAAACTGGAATTTTCAACGAAAACAAATGCGTGAAAATATGCGAAAAAATATGGATAGTACTGAATCCATCATAACTAACTCTAACAATACACCAACTTACTTTGGTGAAATATACCTTTACGAAGGAACTCTTGTAAAAGTTTCTTACAAAACTTCTGCTAATACTGCGGTTGTAACCTTCCTTGAAGGTATAGACAAAGATAAGGTTGGAACTATCAACCTAAACAATGCTAAACTAGTAAAGGAAAATAAATAAAATGAATAACGATAATAAAAAACAATTAACTTCCCAAGAATGGGAAATTCAACGCAAAGAAAAAAATCAAGCTCTTTGGGCTAATCGTAAAAAGCGATGGTCTGAATGGAAAAAGAATAATCCTGAAAAGGCTAAAGCTCATGCCTTACTAAAGGCAAAACTAAATGGAAAATAAATAAATGAACATACAACAATTCGAAGAACTCTTAAAGAATCACGATTGGACTTACCAAATGAGTGAAGACTCATACTACTATCGTAGGGGTCAAAAACAACTCGAAGAGATAGAAGAAGCTATCGCCCAAGGTGGCGAAGAATACCAAAAGCTTTACAAACAATATCGTAACAAGTTTGGAGTTTGACAAAATTAGTTGATGTAAGTTGTTGGATACCAATGACTTACGACGGCAGGGACCCTTGCGTTGCAAGTCGTTAATGATCAATGAAATTTAAATGAAGATTTTTGTTGCGTTTTCTCTGAAATATGCTAAACTATACTTATAACAAGATAAGAAATGAAAATGAAAGAAAGAAAAAATAAAATGAATATACAAATAAATCCTGAACTATACGAAAATAAAAACATCTGCAAATATGGTCACGAAAAATTACTCGTGAAAATCTTCCCTTCTACTATCGGTTGGAAAACAAAAACTGCAACCGCTGAAATCCTCGAAGGTGAGGATAAAGGTAAATGGACTACCATTTATATGCGTAAGGGTTTGTATCCCGTTGATGCTCAATAAGAAAAAAAGTTTGACAAAAACAGAAAGTGTGATAGATTAAAGATATGACATACGAAAAAAGAAAACAAAAAGAAATCGCAATTCAACAAGCCAACAGAGCTGAAAAAGCTAGGCTTACAGCAGAAAAGGCTGAACTTTTCAAAAGTCT